CATAAGCGTTTGTGTTTTGCCAGAACCAGCCCCCGCCATTATGACTGCCGGACCAGCCATATGCATAGCTGCTTGAAATTGCTCTGGGTTTAATTCATTCTGCAACTGTAATTCCAAATCAGTCATATTATCTTCTCCTTTTTTACTCTGCACTCTTCTTTGACTTCTGTTTGTTTAAATATACTACTGACTCATCTTCTAAACGAAGACACGCCAAATTTGCGTTTTTATCCGTCTTGTGAAAAACATAACCGCAATCAATGTCGATAAATGTTCGGTCACCATATTCTATCCTACAAGCTTTACCATCGTTGAAAAACAATGTGTCAGCTATTGTTGGTGTATGCCCAGATACTACAGTCGCACCTGGAATACCGCCACAATAAACAGCATCATTTCTCGCCCACATATAAAACATTTCTAATGATGTCAAACCATGTTTCAAGAACAAAAATTTTGACCGAGCATAATCGTCTTCAGAAATATATCCTGCATGAACAATAATATATTCTTTCTCACAAATAGTTCTTTTCACATAATATGGGAATTTTTTTATGATATTCTTCCACCTACGAAAATCATCTAATGTAACCGGATGCTTTTTATCCATGATTAATTTTCGTATAGTATCGTAATGGTCTAACACATTATTGTGAAATAAATAATTATACGAAGAATTACGAACCAAAGTCTGCAAAGTTACATCCTCCGGTACTTTTTTTGAACTATATAGTCTCAATAATTCCTTTGTATATTCGATGAAACCATAATCGTGGTTTCCCATAAGAAATGTTACATTTTTTGGCTTTGATGCGGCATACTCAAGCATCTGATAATTTTCTTGACCTCTATCTATGATGTCACCAGCAATAATCAGCTCATCCAATTCGCTATCGAACTGAATTTTGTCAAGCAACGATTGAAAAGCGCTATAACACCCATGTATATCTGATACGACATAAGTCGCCATTTAATTCACCACCCTTATTAAAACTCAATGTCTGGATTTTCAAACTTCAAAATTCTTACAATAAGCTTCATAACGTATTCAGGTGGTGTAGTTCTTCCTGCTTCCCATTTCTGAATATTAGGTAATGGAATCCCTAAATATTCAGCAAACTTAGTCTGTGACATATTCATTTTATGTCGCAAGACCTTTATCTCATCATTCATCGCAAATCCTCCAAAAGTTACCTCTCTAAATACAATTCGGGGTCAACAAACTCATCGTCTATGATAATTCCTATATGACAATGAGTTCCTGTTGAATCTCCTGTACTACCGGACAAAGCTATTTCATCAAACTGATTCACTTCGTCACCCACTTCAACCAGAAGCTCCGAATTATGCATATATATTGTAAAAATGTTATTGCCATGGTCAATTTTCACATAATTTCCCATAGAGTCGTCATATTCTGCTTCAACAACGATTCCTGATTCACTCGCCAAAATTGGTATACCATAATCGCAACAAATATCAAGACCGTTATGCATTGTACCCCATCTAGGTCCAAATTCTGATGAAATTCGACCACCTTCTGATACGGGCCATTGCAAATACAAATTATTCTCAGAAAGTCTCGACTGAACAACGTCAATAGCGTCTTCTGATTGCAAAACTTTTGGTATTATTTTTGGCTCGGCATAATCCTCATCCAAAGTTAATTCGTGTTTTACAACATCCTCTATTTCAAGGTGAACTTTATTCACGACAGAAGTTTCATCACTAGCCATAGTGCTTACGCTAACGGCTCTTACATGTTTCAACGGGGATAGAACAAAAACTCCTATAAGACCTAAAGTCACTATTTGTTTTTTATACCGCAAAATATAATTCCTCCTTAACGCACATATCATAAGTATACACTTAAAGTATGTACTTGTCAATAATATATGTCAAAAAATACACCTTATGCCTAAACAGACATAAGGTGTATAGATATTACTTATTTCCACCCATTTCACGTTTCAAACGGGCTTCAAATTCAGTATCAGTTTCTCCACCCATCATCTCATTCTTCATCTTGGCTTCGAAATCACCATTCGCAAAAGGCCAAGCCTTCGGGAATGATACCAAGAAATGAAGGAATGCATCTTTGACTTCAAACGAACCTATTGCATCGGCATCTCTTCTTGAAATCTTATGGTCGGAGTAAACTCTACTATCTTTGTCTTCAGCCATATCATTCAGTCCGTCAATATCATCAGCACTTGTCAAATTCTTGATATACACTTTACCGTCAATGCCACACAAGTCGCCATTACCGTTTGTTCTAAAGTATTCATCATCCTTTTCAAGTTTGCCTCTGATATCCTTATAAACTCTGATGATAGCTTCATCCAAACCATGATTTGTTCCTGTAGGAGAAACAAGCATATCTCTCGAAATCATCTTACCCGCATATCTGAGCTTATCAGCGTCTTTAACCTTCTCTGCTGCCGCAGCATTGGCTACAGCCTGTTCTTTATTCTCTTCTATGTGGTCAAACTCATTATAGATATCCTGTTCAACAGTGAACTTATCATTATTCTTATAGCTTCCATTTCCGTGCATGAAATCAAACATTTCCTGATAATCTTCATCAGAATTATCATCGTCTTTGCCTTCGATATTGTTATTGATAGCCTGCTTGATTTCTTCAGGATTAAGAGTAGAACAAATAAGGTCCATTATCTCATCTGAATAGCTATCAGGGTCAAGCTGTTCAACATCATAATCTGTGTAACCATAGGCTTCACGATAATTATTCTGGCACTCTTCAGAAATATATGCTTGTTCCATACGTTTCTCAAGCATCTTAGAGAAGTTCGGCTGGTTCTTACGAACATCGAACTCCATAGCTGTCGAAAGCGTAGGAATTGTTTGTAATGAATACTCCTTGCCAGGCTGAATAATTGTGTTCTTGAACAATCTCCAACTCATCGGAAGAATTGTTTCATTACGATTCCAAATCGGGCTATCGCCCGCACGGAATACGATACTATTACGTTCAGAAATGAACGCCATATCGTTATAACTGATAACAGGCTCTTCTTTTGTTGTCATCTGGATAGACACTTTACCTTCGTTCTGTGCCATCTTGATGAGAGCCTTCTGGTCTTTAGTTACTGTTTTACTGTCTGTATATGTTCTATGTCTAATACCCGACATTTTCTGCAAAGTATCAAGCATAGAATCATCTGTAGATTTAAGGAATACAATATTGGAAGTGTTTCCTTGGACTATCTTATCAACTGAGTCATATAGAGATTCTGTTGACAAAATTATTAATTGACGTTATTATCTCTTAAAAATTGTTCTATTTCCGAATATCGTTGTTTCGTATATGGTATTTCTATAAGACGAATATCGTGGTCTTTTGCGTATTGTCGCTTCATTTCATCATGTTTCAATAACTTTTCAAAATAAGATTCCCCGCCAAACCATTCTGCAGGGCGATAATGTTGTTCACCTTGACATTCAATCAAAATTCTCTCATCATTTTTTATCAAATAAAAATCAAATCGTAAACTTTGACCACCAATGCCCTTGAGCCCTTTGAATGTTTTTTCCTTGAAAAAATCTTTATTTAAAACATAACCTAATGATTCAAGATATTGTTCAACATATAACTCATACTTAGATTGCTTTTTACAACCACAAGATGTCGCATCTCCGTTTTTCAATGAAAAACCTAGTACATCTACTTCGTTTCCGCAATCGCATCTGCAATGCCATACAGCACTATGACTTGACTTACCGCTTTTATCACTACAATGCGAACCGTTTCTTGCAATCACAGTTAAATAACAAAATCTTCTACCTAATAAATCATCAGTCAATGCCTGTGAAACACGCTCTTTTTGCAGACATCCGCAAGAAGTGCTCATTCCAGTTTTTAATGCCCTTGCTCTGACATCTTTAACTGTTCCACAATCACATTTGCACTTCCACATTATGCTTCTTGTCTTACCACTTTTAGAAACTTTATTAGGGGCTTCATCAATGACTGTCCATCTTCCAAATCTCTGACCAATCAGATTTTCTTTAATAGACAATCCTGCATCCTTATGTGCACACCCACAAGATTTCTTATCACCTTTTAATAACGCATTACGAAAAGCTATAATTCCCGTATTACCACAATCGCAGTGGCATTCATAAAGATGATTTCGATTTCGTCCTGATTGTTTAATCCCAATATACTTATCTACGGTTAATTTACCGTACTTATTCCCGATTATATCGTTCGGATTTGCAATAGCTTTAGGCATGTACAATACTCTCCTTTTTCACTTTCTACCTAATGCTATTATATCATAAAACAACTATTTTGTCAACACATTCGCCATACCGTCTTATATATGACTATCACCATTACAGTGATTCTTTGACTATACGTTAAGGTCTACTCTTTCGAGCGATTCCCCCGGATATTTTTCGAGCAATCATTGAAAGACTTATTGCCCTACGGGGACGCAATCCCCCAGTCGATGAAGGTTACTCGGTGCAATGCACTACGAGCATTCCTAACCAAACTATCCCTTGTCAATAATGACTTAGCACTGTAGAAATTATACAGCTTGATATTTCAGCATATCATCATCCTAATGTTTCTTTCTGGTTTCCCTGCATTCACGCTTGTCGTTTCTGACTACGTTGTAGCACATTAGGCTCTTAAGGATTTTCCTGGTATTTAACTTCCGTAATAGTACCCACACATTACATATGGGCAGCGACTCGATTTGTTGATAAAATCATTGCGCCATAGACATCTCTCAATTGCTGGAGTGTCTGGAGTATCAGTGTAAATTGTTGCTCTTGTCCTAAACCTATCGACAACATGGTCTCGAACCCGGATATACCGTGTCCTTCTGACTGCAAATTCATTTATTAAAGATTTAAAAAGTTAGAAACTTGTTGGCATACCTCGTCTATTTTTGTACCAACGCATTTGACTACCAACAATGGATAATTATTTTTCTCGGCATATTGTTTTTTCCTAAAATCATGAACCTTTTGTTTTCCAAAACTCTGACCGCCTCCGAAAAAATCAACAGGTTCATAATGTTGTAAACCATTCAATTCAATAAGATGCAAAACACCATTTATATTTACGCAAAAATCATAAGATAACAAATTATTCCCAAGACCAACCAAATCAGAAAATGTTTTTTGTGCGATATAATCGCAGTGCATATCATCGAGAAATTTTCTAACAGCACTTTCAAATTGTGACTCATATCCTGATTCTGCTAACATAATCAACCTGTTACATCCACAAAACGCTGTATGACCATTTCTCAAGCTGGCACCACGAACTTTTAACACAGTACCGCATTCGCATTTACAAGTCCACCAATCAACTGCTGTATCTGCTTTAGTATATGTCGTTTCAGACCTATGTAAAACGGTTAACTTGCCAAATCGCTTATTGAGCATATCTTCGTCTTGAATTCTGCTATACTTTTTAGTGCTACATCTTTTACAAGAATGATTTCCATTAGATTTGAGTGAATTTCCTCTGATAACAACACTATTGCCGCATGAGCATCTGCATTTCCATTTATAATCCTTTTCACCATTTGGATAAGTATAATAACCATCGACGCCTTCTACATATAATTTATCAAAAGTCATCCCTGTCAAATCTTTAAAATTAGAAAAAGCATTACACAAACCACAAGATTTAACGTGACCGGTCTTTAATTTTGATGCTACAACTTTCTTATGCCTACCGCATGTACACTGACAATCATATTGAACAAAACTATTTCCGCCTGATGATACATAATCTTCAACACGACGTAAAACAGTTAAATTGTTAAAAGTTTGTCCCGATAAATCTTGAAAATTACCCATATGTTTCCTTTCTAAAATCTATAATTTTTGTGTTTCACTTGTTCGCAACACAAGCTCTATGTTATTTCATAGCACCCTCATTACAAGGCGTAAATCAGACTATATGTCAATCTTGCTGAAACAAGACCACCTATTTTTCGCGCACTGCATAAGCTTCAGTCGCTAACGGGGGCGCAACCCCCTAGTCGTTGAGCGTTATCCGATTAATAATAATTACGGACATTCGCAACCAAACAGACCCTTATTCAATGATTAGGGACCAATTTTTTTTATAAAATCGGCTTTTATTTCACCCTTTCATAATCCCATAACTTTTTTCTGCTTATCGCTCCTTCACGTTTGCTTTTTCAAGCTGCGTTGTGGCATATGAGTTCTTGAGGTCTTTCCTGGTATTTAACTGGTGTTATAGTACCCACATCTCTGATATAGGCAGGGTTTTGCAATCTGCTTTTCCCCAACTCATCAAGCATAAATCTTGTCTTATAAAGAGGCTTCTGATTACTCTTTGTCATATATGACTTATCGAAGTTCAAATCAACCAACTGTTTAATCAAGATAAGAATAAGTTTCGCATATTTCCGATATGTTATCGTAAGGCTTTTTATCCTTACTTCACTGCCATTACAGCAGTGCCCGGCGTACCTTTTTACCACGAACTCTGCGTTCGTATCACCCGATAGAGAGGACTCTTGGACGGATTATATTCTGTATCATCTCAGATACAGGTTCACCATCTACGCTCTGCGGCTGACCAGCCTTTTACAACTAGCCTTCGCTCTCGGATTACGGAATGACCCGCGTCCCCGCTTATTTCCTCCCTTATGCACCATAGCCTACCTGGTAATTTCGCTATGGGTCACCTATAACCTAACAAATATTCTTTGGCATCAATTTTCACACTATGTTATTCCTTATATAACCATTTTCTTATACAAATCATAACATGGACCAACATATTTATTAGGACTTACTTCGATGAGATGCGGCGGTGTAACAAGGAACACAGCTTTAGGTTTCTCAGTGTATCTACACATTGTTGAAATAATAGCATTTGTGTTCACTTCCACCTTCTCACCCTTATTCTTGATATCCAAGATTTTTTTCTGCTTGAAAGTAGTTTTTGCTTTTCTGTAAACAATCGTGCCATCCTTCTTCTTGAACTTACGAAGCTCTGTGATAATACCATTTTTGACTATCTTCTCATCAAGTACAGGGTCAATCATATATACTCTACCATCGAGAGATGTCTGATATCCCTTCTTAAATTCGAAGTAGAATGTTCTTACCAAAATACCGGATGACGGGTTCTTTACTTCAAGCTTAACATATGCAGTCTCGTTTTTGAATTTACCATCGAAGTAATATCTTGCCCAACCTTCGCGGGTAATCATATCCTCGTGGTAAAAGTCTTTTCCAAGACAGTTCTCAAAATTCTTATCTTCATATGCATTCCATACGGCTTGGAGACCAATGAAATGATATTTCTTGATATAATCTGAGTTAAATCTTACGCCGAATCTTCTAGGGAATGAAAGACTTCCCAAATCGACGTTCTGTGATAAAGTTCCTGATGTAAGTGTTGAAATTGTAGGGTCTGTGAAGAAACTATACTGATAGGTAAGCATTAGACTGATAGATTGGAGTCTAATCAGTTCCCTGCTTTTCCCCCAGTCCACACCGTGCATGCGACTTTCACCGCACACGGCGTTCCATCAACTTATAAAATCCACTGTTCACATATCATTTATATTTCGGAATTGCGTCTCACGCACCCCTGAAAAGCCATATCCAACTTACAACAGGCTTATAACTAGCCCATTGGAATCACCACCTTTACCGCAAATTATTTATAGCTGAAATGAGTCTGACATAGATTTTTCTTGTAAAAAAAATGTCATCAAACTCATAACCCCTCTTCAATTACCATAGCTGTTTATTTCTTCAAAAAAATCACTGGTATTAAGATTATCTTTTCCATAATAATTACCATCAGAATCTATCGCATCCAAAATGAAATTAAAATAAACATGCCGTTGGTCATAGCATTTTTTAGCATATGATTTCACACAATCATCAGTAAAATCAATAGTCTGCTTATCGCTATATCTAACATGATATCCTTCGCCAATATACTCCTTACCATAACCAGGTATGGCGTCATAATTACAACATAATTCTCCTGAATTATTAAAAAATAGAGTAGGATAATTCAGCTTGACATTGGCTGATATCAAATATAATAAACAAGCAGATACATCAGTCAATGACTTACTGACATAAACATTTACTCCATTTACATCATAGTAATGCACTCCTTTATCTGTCTGCTTTTCAATTATACCTTCAGGTAAATCATATAATCTCATAAAAATGCCTCACTATGGATATATTATACTAAAAATTAATTCATATATCAAGAAATTCTCCAACCATTATAACATAATAGTTGGAGGACTGCAATATAATTTAGGCATAACTCATTTAGTAAAAACAAGAAACGATTCATATTCACGTTTTGAATTTTTGCCAGATTTGCGTGTGAAATGAGAACTCATAACAGACGTATAACGAAATTCATCAAGTAAATAGTAACCTTTGTTTTTCACAATTTGCTCCAAATCACTCCGATATTTTTGATTTATCTGAAAACACACAAATTTTGGATGTCCTGCATCAATACAGGTTATTACATTATTCCACCACATAAGAAATTGGTCATAAGACAAATTTTCTGCACCATATGGTGTATAGATTTCTTGTTTCCAATATGGAGGGCACGTTACCACGGCATCATATTTGACACCCGGATAATATGAAGATGAATCAGCAACAATAAATTGCTGCATATCCATATCATAATCGGATATCATTCGGGCATAACCATCTTGCAATTTAACATTTATATCAACACCTAAATATCCGATACCATTTTTGTATGCGGTCAACATTCGTTCTCCCCAACCTGCACAAGGGTCATAAATATACTCTGGTTTATACTTATCAATAAATTGTTGCATCAATTCATTATTGAATGTCGTATAACCTTTCATAACACCAGCAATAGTAAAAGCCCTAAGTATCTCAATATCCGACAAATTATCTGGTGTTTTCCCTAAATACTTATATCTATTCAGATACAAATATTTTTGTAATGGAACCCCTTTATACACAGGATTAGTATTCCAAAGAACAATCTCCCGTTCATAAAATACGGACAATTGGTAATGCTTAGCGATTTTACTTACGTTTTTATATCCTGATATATTATTTTTATCAATTTTAATCGGATACTGAAATTCTCGTTGCATCTAAATAACCCTCCGCAATCAAAACTCTCTGTATTAACGTCACAACATATGTAGGTGGTTTTCTAACACCTTGTTCC